ACCACCATCGAAGAAATCAACAATGGCAAATGCATGACTCCAATTATGTTGCCTACCACCAAGCCATTCATTTTTATCATTACCCATATTCTTAAGACATCCAATACTCCAAGCAGATTTCTGCCCATCATAATGCGTAACTGATGTCTGTTGAATATCATGATGATGTCCGTACATTATATTGCAACCCAGTCTCAGTAAGTGATTTCGAGTATGTTGAATACCAGCGAAGTGATGTCCATGATACAGAACTAGTTTTCCTATCTTTACATACTCCCCTGCTGGATGATATATATAATTCCTTCCCTTTAAATCTACACATGTTTCAAACCTGTACCTTTCTAAGTATGGATGTTCTTCAACAAATCTATTCATCCAATCATCATGATTACCTTCAATCATATGACGTATCTTACAATTAACTTTATCTAACGACTCATCAATCATATCCATACCTTTATTAACTTCAACAATATCATCCTCTATAAAAGGTAGCTGATACTCAAGTGGTGGTCGTTTCTTCTTTCTCCATTGCCAGTGACTTGCTCCGTGCCATTCTCCTACATCTCCTAAGTCAATATACATATCTGGCTTCACAATCTCAATAGCTTTCTTTACGCAATTAATAGCAGGTAAATCAGCTAATGGAAAGTGCTTATCAGGTGTAACAATTGCTCTTTTAACTACACCTTTATCTTTTCTTATCATACTAAAAAGCTCCTAATTATTTTAGGTCTTTTCTTATCTTAATAATAATATGTACAAAAGTACCAATAAGGACACTTAATCTTAATATATCAGGCAATACTTCCCATAATGAAACAAGAACACCTCCAATGCCTTGAAACAATGTTATAATGCAACCTTTAAGATTCTCCATCTTCCTCACCTTCTGTTAATTGAAGCAATACTTCAATAGCACCTTGGCATTTTAGAACCATTTTACTAAAGTGTTCTGCATTTTTTTGATAATCTACCAATTGAGTTTGCAACACTTCTAATGAAGATTGAACTGTTGGTTTTTCTTCTACAACAACTTCTTCTTCTTTTGCTACACTATTACTTCTATTTTTAATTTCTTTTACTTTTGGCATTTCATTTCCTTCTTATTATTAAAAATTTGTTCCAAAAAATGCTACTTGTGGTTCAATAGTAAGTATTATCTTAGGGTCTCTACTTGTACCTGAATAATCACTATAATACATTCCAGTTGACAAATCAAATGTTGGTGTCCCTGGTTCTACATTTTTTAAATCTCCATCGAACTGAAGTATACATATAGCAAGAAAACCATTTGCATTAATATCTTCAATAGCATTACTATTTAATGTTATAAGATTATACGCACTAGAACTCCATGTAGATATTTCATCTGAATACTTTCTAACATTATTTTCGTTATCTGCTCCTGCACTCCAGCCAGTAATAGCATCAAAATCACCAGATGCTAAGCCACTTGGCTCACTTGAGTCAGCAATAGTACTTTTTACGGCAATTATGTCAGCAGTAGTTGCTCCTACTCCATATATATAAAGTTTAGCACTTGTACAGAATTGGGTATCTGAAGTATTAAATAAAAAAAACGACCTTCTTAAAAGCCAAGTATTACCACCACCCCTTCCAGCTGTTTTAACAATTGCTACTGCTGATGTATTACTTGAATCATTATCGTCAGCTGTACCACTTGTAGCATCCCTTGCTGATGCCCAATCAACAGCACTATTTTTATATATATACCCATCAACATCTGCCTCTGAGTAAATTGTTTTTAATAAACCTGGCATTACAATACTACCTTTGGCATATAATATGTATTCCCATTAAAATAAGAATTGTTATCTGGAGACACACTTAATTGTTCAAAACTAATATTATCAAAACTATGCTCATTTCTTTCTTCACTAAAATTATTCCAATAAGTTATTTTTGCTTCACTTTTAGTTTTAGATAAAGCAAACTCTTTAAACTTTGATAAGCTATCATCTCCAAATGTATCAAGAAATATACCATCATAAGTAGATAAACCACTTACAGTAACCCAATCTCCTTCTACAATTGTAACATTAGATTTACCATTCGCCCAAACTTTTAATTTTTCAATAATCTGTGGGTGTATTTCAACTATTGTATGAGAATTAACACCCTGTGCTTGTATATAATCTGCACAGATACCCATACCAAATCCTATTTCAAGTATATCGCCTTTAGATTCACATATATATTCAGCACTTTTGCTCATTATTAAATCTTCCCAATCCATCATAACCTCAACACCATCTTCTTCTACAATCTTAGTATCTTCAAATGTTAATATATTATCTTTAAATGCCATTATACAGTAGCAAATGCTGTTGAATACATTCCAAAATAATTTGTTCCATCAAAATAAAAACTTATAATATCAATTGCTTCATTTGCTGTTGATAGAGTTGGAGCTGCTCCTCCTGCCCAATATACACTTCCTGAACTTGCTGCCCATGTATCAATTTCATCATCACCATTACCTTGTATTACCTTTAATATTAAATTACATGGCCCACCTGGATTTGTCATTGTAAGTGTATATCCTGTTCCAGTCACATCCACAGATTGTTTATTGCTTGTATTCCAATCTACAGTAAGACCACCAGTTGTATGGTCTTGATGAATTTGAGATTCAAAATAAGCAGAGCCACCAACCTTAAGATTCATATCATCAAGCAATTCCATTATCTGAGATGCTTGAGTTGGATTCTCTGTAATACTTAATAAATCTGTAGCATCAGCTTCAAACATAATAATCCCATCACCTGACTCTCTTATAGATGTATGTCCACCAACACCATCTAAGTCTATACGATTACCAGCAACAGCTATAGCTAATTCCCCAGCAACAGTAGTAATAGATGCTGCACCATTTCCAATTATAGCATCAACTTCATTAGATACAGCAGTTCCATTTAATATTAATCCAGGTTGTATTGCTGTTTTAGTCATAACCTTTAAAGTTAATCTACCTCTTTCAGCACTATCTACCTCATTAATAACTTGACCTAAAATTTTAGCATACTCTACAGAATGTTGTACTTCTGGTTCTTCAGCATCACCATCAGTATTATTACCTATAAAATCAATAATACCAATAATATCATCTTCATCTGGAGTTGCACTAACATGGGTAAGTTTAATTGAAGGCCCTGTAGTACCATTTTCAGTAGTTTCTAATACTAGATTTGGAAAAGCAGAAGTATTATCTTTTAAGGTTACATTCCCACTATCAACATCAATTTCTAAATCTCCACTAACAACATCAATAGTAAAATTTCCAGATGCTACACTAAGTGAACTTGTATTTAATGTAGAATTTCCAACAACAAATGAAGTTGTTGCATTTACAACACCTTGACCTGTTATATTAGCTCCACTTAATGCTATAGCTGTAGCACCTGTAGAACTTTTTATATTATTACCAGTAACAGTTAGTTCACCTTTTACTTCAACATCGTTTCCAGACAAAGATAAAGCTGTTTCAGAGCTCGATGCGATATCATTACCTGTTACAGTTAAATCTCCAGCAACAGTTGTCATTGAAGCTGCACCATTAGCAATAGTTACATCAACTTCATCATCCGTGGTACTTCCTGATAACTTAAGTCCAGTCTGATAAAAAGCTCCAAAAGAAGCATTTTTAGTTATAACTCCAAGAAGTAATTCACCAGACTCTAAATCCCCTGATGATGCCACAGTTTTAGATTTACCTACAATTCTTGCATATTCAACGCCAGCAGATGCATCATTATATCCATTAAAGTGAATAGCACCTAAAGTATCATTATCAGCAGGACTTGTACTTAATAAACTAAATATTAACATCCCACCTAAACTAGCACTATTAGTACATTGTATAGTTAAATCTGGTTTACCAGTAGATGTTGCTTTTAATGTTGCATCACCAAGAGTAGTAGCTCCTGTTACATCTAAAGTACCTGTTGCGACTAAATTTGTAAAACTTGAAGATTCTCCAGAAGTGGCAATTGTACCTTTAGTTGAACCATCGGTTGTCCAAGAGTTAGAAGTTGAACTACTTCCAGCTGTTACTGTAATTGTATCGTCTGTATCTGTTGTCCATGTTGTAGCCATTTAACTCCTTACATGTGGGGTACGGCTAAAGTACGTACACCTGACCTTCTTGATGGATATTGTTTTAATGCTTTTTCATACATCTTTCTAAAATACATAGCTCTTTCTACATCACCTTGGTCTTCAAATAATCTTGATTTAACAAAGCATACAATAGCAGGATGTAATCCACTATCAACACCTGAACCTGTTTGAAGATTATCTGTTAGAGCCGATACTGTTTCGTATTTAGCATGATATGTTATTCTTAAACCATCATTAATAAATAAAGATGTCCAAGTAACACCACTTACTGCCCCTTCATCACTCCCACTATTTGAATCAGTAATTGAAAAACTATTATCATTAACTCTAGTTATTGTTCGATTGCCATCATAAGTCGTTGTTCCACTTATAGTAACCCTATCATTATCAATTAATCCATGAGATGCTGAAGTAATAACAACAGTACTTGATGCAGCTGTCTCAGTTATATTTCCACTTAAATCTCCAGTGCCTTGGAATGAATCGTATTTCTCTGAAGTTCTTTCACTTGAATCATTTGTTGTATCTTGAGTAACAATAGCTAAACGAGTATCATCATTATACCATGCAAAATAATCATTTGGATATGTTCTTTTATTTATTGCCATAATTAATCCTTAAGTTAAAGTCTCATTCCCTGAGTCAGTATCATCTCTTAATAATTTATGTGGGTCTGATAATTTAGGTATCATCACATATCTACTATTTGTATCTTTAATTTCTACTTTAGTTATATCAATAACTTGGTCACTTAAACCATACCATCTTTGTTTATATTTTAAATCTGTTGTGGCAGATACAGTATAATGTTGTTTCTTTGAAGCCATATCAAGTAATGCATCATTAATCAATCTATACATATATTGCTCTGGTTGTCTACCAAATACCTTTTCTGCTTGTTGCACTACATCCTTAACTGTCATTATTTACCTCCTGCTTTTTGTGGTGCTACACCTTTACCTATAAGAGCCATAATACCTTGTTGATAATCTTGTTTTAATGTTGCTTGTTGAGATTGATACCATTGATATTCTGTAACAAATTGTTGTAACTCTGCACTTAATGCTTGAACTGTTGCTGCAGACATTTCTGAGTCTTCTTCACTCTCAAGCCAATCCCTTACCTTTTCCCATCCTTGACTACTTGAACTTGAAGCATCATAACCATCTTGGTCAGAATGTACAATACTTGCATTCATTGAACCCATTGCACTTTGTAATGATTTAATAGCTGCATATAAAACAACTAAATACTCAGCTTCATCAGGAAAATTTGTAATCGTCCCATCTCCATTATATGCAACAGTAGGATATCCTATATGATATACTATTGCAGTCTGAGTTGATTCAGGTGTAGGCCTTACATTTAATATAGACGCATCACTTGAACTCGATATCCAATATACAGGGTCAGTCACACTAGGCTCATACATCATATGACCTGAGCTTGATTCAGCCATCCCTCCATACATTGAAGGTATTTTTCTACATGGGAATCTAAATCCACTAGAATCAGCAGATAAACGATTGACAAATAAAATTTCTCCAACATCATCCATATCCATAGTTGTAGTAGAATTATCTAATGTAGTTTCTGTTGCACACTTCTCTTTTAATTTTAGTGGAAATAAATTAATTAACTCTTTAGCACCATCTGTAAGAAATTGTGTTAATTGTGCTTCGGTAGGATTTGTTCCACTACTTGATATGGTAATATTAGTTAATCCCCTTACTTGGTCATCAAAATTAGCCATCTACCACTCCCCTCCCATACCTTCAACAGACTCTTGCATTGTTTGTTGACTAAACTCAACTTGTGTTTGTCCTGACCATGTTGTTCTCATGTTAACATAATTCTTTGAATTATTATATACACCACCGAACATATATCCACATTCACATATTTCTTCATCACCTTTTTTAAAGTCAACTGTTTTCTCGCAATCTTTACAATAATATGTTCTAGTCTTATTTAACATTCTTTTTACCCTTTTTCTTACAATTATGCTTGGGTTTAGTCTTCTTTGTTTTATTATAACTACTTCTTTTATAACCCATTATTCACCTGTAAATGTAGAACTAGCTGCTAAAGTTTGAGCCTCACTCTTAGTTAATATACTAAAGTTAGGATAACTCTTACTAGCACCTAATGCTATCAATTCTGATATCACTCCATCTTTCACTGACCATTCACCTTTAATAATGCAATATGCTCTATCATGTGAATATCTTGGAGCACCTACATTACCACCAAATATTATATCATGCCAAGTTGGTGATGACTTATATGTAACTTCACCAGTATCTTCATTAACTGATTCAACTATTGGATATAATCCTTTAATCTTAGTACCAACAGCACTATCATATGCTGAACTTGGTAAACAAAAATACATTTCATAATGTGCCATTATCTATGACTCCTTTTCCCTGCGTTATAAATTCTTAATACTTCCCTGCTTGTTAATGTATCACTATATATTAATAAATCGTCTATTTCACCATCAAAATCATGCGTATTATTTCCTGGTCGAGGAAGATTTGACTGCATATCAGACCCAATAACAGCTGCGTGGTCTGGGGTAGCATACATTGTTTTATTAAAATCTGTGGCAACTGCCTCATCATCAGAACCATCAAGCCCATTTTTAGCTACTAATATACCATTGACATATGTATAAAATGGAGCTTCGGCTGTTATATTTGAAGCTGGATTAGCTGTTTCATTTGTAGCTCCTTCAACATTATCATGGTCAAAAGTAACTGCAACATGAAACCATTGGTCTGTAGGGAAATTACCACTATTCATAAGGTCAGAATCATAGTCTATACCCTTACCTTCAGCCATAGAGCTTTGAGTTCCATTCCACATACCATTACTATCAAATGAATGAGGATTAGTGATAGTTGCTTGGTCTAAATCATCTAAATCATATTGACTATATACCTTATCTACTTCATCTGGGTCAGTTTCTTCGGAAGTATCATTACGTATTCCCCACCAAACTACACAATGAAGTATTCCATTGGTATTAATATAAAATTGCAATCCCTTATTTACATTATCATCAGCATCCTGAGAATCATCATAAATTACTTGAGAACCTCCATGGAGCCTATCTATTTTTACCCATGCACAAATTGAAAAATTAGTAACAGCTGTACTATTAGTCATAAGTGGAGCTTTAGGAATCTTTACATAAGCAGCTTCTATATTAGAACTTAATGTGCCTTCATTATTATGTAAATGAGTATATAAATTCAAACTACTAGTAGCTCTCTGCCTATTCATTATAAACCCTTGAGAGTCTCTTGATGCATCTGCACCTGTTGTAATTAGCATTGTTTCAGCACCACTTTGTGGAGTAGCATCTCTATCATTAGCTGTTAAATCTTGCCAAGTAGCTAAACCATTATTTCTCCAATAACCTAATAAGTTAGCTTTTGTAACCTTAACATTTAAAGTACCAGAATTTGTATCTCTTCCAAATATTTTAATTTCATTTCCATCAGATGTAAAGTACTCGCTATAAGTACCATTAGCAGTAAGTCTTGCATTTATAGTAACCCCAGCATAATTTGAAACACCAATATTACCACTACCACTATAATTTGATAATGTTAATTCTACTTTATATCTTTGCCCTGAAACTATCCCATCAGTAATAGTAAGGTAATACTCAACAGATTCTCCAGATGTTCCATCAAAATCAACACTATCTGTACTAGTATTACTGAAATTAGCAACTCCTGTATGTTGTTCACTCCCATATAAAGATATATTTGATATTTGCTCTGAGTTCTCCGAATGAACTGTAGCATCTAATGCTAACCCACCATTGTATAATTCCGCTACTTCTGCTTGTGATAATTCCTTATCCCATATAGAACATTCTGTTATACATCCATTCATATAATTACCATTATGAGAAAAGCCAATATCTACAGTAGAAGGCCCATTACCAGTTCCAGTATACGAACCCCCATCATGGTCTTCATCATCAAGTTTCTCTCCGTTTATATAAAGAGCAAATCCAGAATTTACTTCTGTATCATCTTTAGTCCCAACAATATGATACCATTTACCAGAAGATAAAGCTGTATCATATTTTCTCCCAATATAAGCATCATTAGATTCATCATAAGTTAAAAAGTTTAATTTTCCATCAGTTGCACTTGCAGCACCAAGTTTAAGAGCCCATTCTCTTCTATCACCAGCAGCATACTTACTTATTATAGGTTGATAACCAACAGTAGCATTATTAAAAAACACCCAAGCAGATACTGAGAATGGCTCATCAGCTGAACCACTACCAAAAGTAAAGTCACTATGGTCTGCTATTTGTGCATAATCAGCTGCCCCATCAAACCACATTAATTGATTATAAGACTGTAATGCTGTTTGAGGTATAGTTAATTGTTGGTCTGCATCTGTCCAGCCTGAGGCTGTGCCTATTTCTTTAACTGATACATTATCTACTGTAAATACTAATGCAGTTGCAGATACATTACGTATTTGTAATGACCCAGTATTATTAGTAGCCACTACTTCTTTAGTATATGTAGTTTCAGTAGTACTAATATTAAAAGCTGTAACTGCAGTTCCACCCAATGCTATAGTCATCAAAGGAGTACCAGCATCTACCTCTAAATCCATCTTTATTTGATATGTTCTCCCTTTTACAATTTTAGTGGTAGTCCCATCTCCAACATGAACAATTGCAAGTTCGGCTCCTTCTATTTCATTATCAGTTGTTGTTGTAACTTGTAATTTATTTGCAGTTCCACTATCTACTGATATAGCTACACCACTTCCACCTTCAGGGTCAAGTACAGCCCAATCAACATCAGTAGCAGATTCAAACTCTCTATTATTTTCTTCACCTATCAACTCCTCACCATAAAATGCAGTTGTTCCATGGTTTTTATTGTTGACTGCTTTGACTGAGACATTATCAAAAGTAACATCATTTGCTCCATCCCCAGTGCTACCATCATCTCCCCTGACCACTTTAAAATCTGTATGAGATGCTGTAAAATATCCTGTAAATGTTCCAGTTGCTCCTGCATCAGTTATAACTATTTGAGTACTTCCATGTTGAAGTTTAATTCTTCCATCAGCAGAAGTATTAATAGTAAACGAATATCTATAAATTACTCCACTTGTTAATATAGATTGCGACATAGATGTTGATGTTCCATTAGTAGTAACAAGTCTACATTGACCATCTGTAATTTCCCAATAATGCGTTCCATTGTGAGTTCCAGCACTAGTCCAGCCAGATAAATTAACTTTAGAGCTACCATCCCATGTAGATTCAACAGAGGCATCACTAAAGTCTCCATTAGTTAATAGTTCTTCACCCAACCCAGTATTAGATGCATCAGTCACAAATGATTGTTGTCCTCTATGACCATCATTCATTGGATACCATAGTTTTAAATTAGATTCAGTAAGGGATGTACCACTATTATTTAATGCTAATTGTTCAGGGTTTTGATAATCGAATAAAGCATCTGAGCTTGACCATTCACCTTGCCATGCTTGAAAATCAGATAAATATCCATCAAAATTATCATCTCCATCATCATCCCCTATTCTATCAAGTTGCAAGTCACCTTCAACTCCTGAAGGAATAGTTATTGATGTAGCTGCTACACCTAATATTTTATAAGTTCCACTTGTTCCATTAAAATAAAAGCTTAGTCCAGTAGAACCGTCATAAGTTATTACAACTCTATGCCAAATATTTAATGTCATAGCATAATCACTTATTGCCCATTCACCATCAGCTATACTATGTACAGCCAAATTTTGATTACTAGTTACAGCTATATAACTTGACATAGAACCAGCATTTCCTGTGATTCTTGTAAATCCAGATTCATCTTTCCTTGGTTGAATCCAAAAAGCAATAGTCCAAGCTCTATCTTCTGCACTAGATTGTGCAGACCAATCTATTAATGTTAGATTTGTCCCTCCATTTACTTGCAAATAGTCACTAACACCATCAAACTCTAATGCTCTACCTGAATATATTTGTCCATGGTTATTATTGCCAGATGTATCCCATGCTCTGGCTCTTATTGGTTTTTCTATTTTTTGAAATCCACCCATTATGTAAATGACCCCGTTCCATTATTTGAACCATGCGAATCAGTTGCAGTCGTTCCTGTTTCTTCATCTAAATTCCACCATGATACTAAACTTGTTGTTTCAGTACTTGTTAAACCTGCATAATTCTTCCACATGATTGATTTGATTTGTGGTTGGGTTAATGCTACTGAAAATATACCAGCATTACATATATATCCATCCCAATCATTAAGAGAACCTTGACTCCTACCTATATATAAAGGAACCTCTGCATCATTTAAATTTGCAGAGCCAGACCCTAAATCACCACTATCAACTATAACTCCATCAACATATAAATAACATGTTTGGTCACTAGCATCATAAGTCATAGCTACATGAGTCCATTCTGTAGGATGACTACTATATGCAGAAGATTGCAGGATATCTTTAGCTGAACCGTTTCCTACTACTCCAGCCCACTTTAAAGTATCTTTATTATACCTTATATGATACCCTCTTGAAGCATCATTAGTAACATCATCTCTATCTATAATTCTTGCATAGTCTTCAGCAGGAGTACCAACTATTTTCACCCAAGCCATAACAGTAAGAGAATTAACTGCATGCACAGCATGTTCTCCTATAGTTATATATTCACCAGTACCACCAAATAATACTGCACCATCAGATACAGGTATATTGCCATTAGCAGAATAATTATGCTTCATGACTAAGTTGTCTGTGATTATGCCAGGTGTAGTTAATCCACTCTTTGTTAAACTTGAGCCTAATCCTAAACTCATATTAACCTTTGTAAGCTATTACTTTACCAGAAGTAAGAGAAAAGTATTCAAAACTTCCATATATTGTCATTCCTGCTGGTATAGTGAAATCTGTAGCCATTGTACTTGCTCCTGCTGTACCAGAAGCTCCATCAACCATAGTATTTGCAATATTTGTACAATCACTAACATCAACCTCTGAATCTTCTATCGCTGCGATTGCTACAAATGTACCTGTATGTATATCAGTATCATCTATAAAAACTGAACCTGCTTGTCCTAAAGCTGCGTTTTGAGCCTCAGCTACTGTATATTTCATTAATGTTCTTGCCATATTCACCTCCTACCCTAAGCACTGGCTGTGCGTGAATGGGTTTGTTTATTGTTAAAAAAATTCTTAGTAGATTCGGAGGCCACCCTTTATACGATAGCCTCCATAGTTCTACAAAACTATTAATCCTTATTGATTTGGATTAAGATTCATTTGTCCAATTAGATATATCATCTTTATAAACGATAATCCAACCAACAGCAGACCCATATCTCAATTTAAGACAAGCACCTTTTTTTGCACCAGTGACTCCAATATATTTATTATCAGTTCCAGCTGTTGTGCCACAACCTCCAATAAACTTATCACTAGCATTAGGAGCAACTCTCATATACTCTGAAGACCCAAGGTCAACACCTAAAACAAAAGTATATTCAATGTCTGCTGCTACAGCAGGTAATGTAAATACTAAATCAGCTTTTGCAGCTACATGTGTAGTACCATTATCTGCTATTGCATCCATAGTATCGGATGCAACATGCAATTGAGAATAGTTAGGATTAACTACTATTGTTTGTAAATATGAATTACTATTTGAATTTAATACGTCACTTCTCATGATTATAGTCCTTCCACATTTATAAGCGCATGAGTTTCAGGAAGAGATATTTCAAGACCAGCTTCGGTCAATATCATATCTTTTCTTAAATCTTCATCTGCTTGTTGAACATTAGTTGTTATTGAAGTGTCTCTATTGACACCGTTGCCAACAAGAGGTCTATATGAAACATGGTCTAAGTCAACTAAAGCCAAATGCCCAGAAGAATTCACTCTAAACAGTGGCTCTTTAACTAAAGATAGTGAGCCATGAACAGTATCAATTTTCATAATTTTATGACCAAATTGACCATCACTTTTTTCAAAGTTATATTGATGTTCATTCGCTGTTAAACTTGCTGCTGTAAAACCTCCAAGTTTATTGAAATGAGATATAACTGGAAGACTTGCTAATCCAAGTTTATTAGATGAGCCACCTCTCGCAGGGTCATATATAACTTCAAATGCACTTAACAATCCATCATAACTCAATGTAGTTGTTGAAAATGTAGATAGATAAGGAGCACCTTCTGAATAAGTCATTGAATCATTTACTGGAGTCCCACCATTTTTAATTATATGACCAACAATACCATCAGTATATTGGATACCACCTTGTGTTGCTTGTTGACCAAATAGCATTGCACGTTCAATATCGACTTTATGTTCACGTAACTTTAAGTTCCAAAGACGTTGCCATTCATCAGCATATCCACGATAAACTGTTGCACGAGCAGTATTTGACATTTCACAAGCTGTTTTAAAGATTTGAGTATATCCAAATCCATTATCAAGTGATTCTGACCATACGTCTGGAGCACCTGAACCTTCAACAAATGAAGTACCAATAACAGTACATTGAGCATTATCAGCAATTGTCATTGCTGCACCAGCTACTGTTGATATTGATGTAACCCCACATGTTGTTGAAGCGCTTCCTTGTGTAACTGTATTAATACGGACATTTCCAAACGCAGGCAATGTACCACTAGCTGTTGCGTTTAAAGAAACCGCAACAATCATTCCTGGTATTAACCATGAAACTGCTGCACCTCCTGTTGTATCAAATACCAAGTCCATATCACTTCCTTCTGCTACAAGTGTTGCTCCACCTGTAGATAGGAAACTTCTGTCTGCTATTGCTACTTTTGTTCTATCTTCTAAATATCTAAACTGACTATCTGAAGTTGGAACTTTACCTACTTTTGACAAATATACAAAAAACGGAGACTCTTCTGGGGATAAATCTGCGACTCTATCACTAAAGTCAAACAGTCTTCTCGATGGGATTGTACTATCAATGACCGCACCAGGAGTTCCGAATTTTACTTGCCCACTATTGTAAGCCATTATTTCTCCTTAGTTTATATTATTATTTACAATACGTTAGCTCGACTACCAGCTTTTTTAATAGAATCCCACATTGAATCCTTTTCATCTTTTTTAACAGGCTGTTGTCCATTAAGGATTCCCGCTTGTTGCGGAACAGCTTGATTTTGACGAATAGCATCAAGTGGATTTTCTGTAGTATTAC